AGTTGGTGTGACGGTCACTGCTGCAACACCAGTTACCCGACAAATAACAAATACAAATGTTGACCGAGTAAAGGTCACAATATCATTTCCGCAGATACAAAAAGCAACTACCGATGGCGATTTGCTTGGTTCTACGGTGCAGTTTAAGATTAGTGTTCAATACAACAGTGGTGGTTTTACTGACGTTCATACTGATACCGTTACAGGAAGAACAGCCGATACATACCAAAAAGATTTTTCAGTTGCACTTACTGGTAGTTTTCCAGTAGATATAAGGGTTTCAAGGATTACTGCGGATAGTACAGATACTTCTTTGATCGACTCTTTCCAATGGACAAGTTTTGCAGAAATTATTGATGATGCAAGTACATATGCAAACTCTGCATACAATTCTATACGACTTGATTCACAACAATTCAGTTCAATACCAAGGCGAAAATATCGCATAAGAGGAATCAAGGTAAGGATTCCGGGTGCTGGCGCTTCTGGCTCTGGCACGCCGTCAGTAGACACCGCTACTGGGAGAATCATTTATCCAGATGGCTATATTTTCAACGGTGTTATGGGTGCTGCTGTTTGGACTTCATGCCCCGCTATGGTGTTACTTGATCTTTTAACAGATACCCGGTATGGTTTCGGGGATCATGTTTCAGATAGTACTTTAGATTTATTTTCCTTTGTAACAGCTTCAAAATATGCAAATACTCTTGTAGATGATGGATTCGGGGGACAGGAGGCAAGATTTTCATGCAACGTAAATATTCAAACTGCTAGTGAGGCTTTTGATCTTATAAATGAACTTGCTGGTGTTATGCGGTGTATGCCGATCTGGTCGGCGGGTACAATTACAATTACTCAGGACTCTCCAAAAGATGCAAGTTATTTATTTAACTTAAGCAATGTAACCGATGATGGTTTTAGTTATAGCGGTAGCAGTTTAAAACAAAGACACAGCGTAGTTTCTGTTTCATATTTCAATATGGACAGCCAAGAGATTGATTACGAGGTAGTGGAGGACGCAACAGCTATAACAAAACTCGGTACGATAGTGAAACAGGTAAAGGCTTTCGCCTGTACGTCCAGAGGGCAAGCAGCACGTCTTGGAAGGGCTATTCTTTTTGCTGAACAGAATGAAAGTGAAATTGTAAGTTTTTCTACCTCG